TTAATAAAACTCTATACCCGTAATCTTCAATGAGTTCTGGCGCTTCCCTTTAATTCCTTTTACATATTCAAAATGAATGTTTTTGATTGCCATCTTTATGAATTCAGTTTTTAACTCATCTTCCATTAATTCCCAGCCGTTTAGCAATGAATACTTGAAATTTTTAATCTTCTCATAGTTAAAAGTCTTACCCTTATCATTATCCTTGCGCTTTTCATACTCATGTATTTCTTTGTCAATACGACTTATTATTGGAAAAGCTTCATCCTTATCCATCATACCTTCTATAAAAAGTGTTTGACATCTAGCGCGTTCTTTTCGCAACTTTTCAATATCGATGCCGACATCTTCTATTTCTTTAGGTTGGTTTTCGATTTTATATGATGTTAAATCAAATTGTTTTAGATAATTGTAAAATTGTTTTAAAACCTCGCCTTCGTCGATGTTACATGCATTTTTATTTTTAGTATTTTTGCAGTTAGAACAAAAGTATAGTTTAGAATACCAAACTTCTTTATTTTTAGGCGTATGCTTGACTGTGTTTAAAGTCAATTTCTGGTTACAGTTTGGACATAATAGTTTACTTCTGAAAATAGCGTTATGTTTTACGATTGTAGAGTTAGTTTTTTCACTTATCCTTAATTTTATTTCTTCGTATTCTTCTTCACTTATAATAGCTTCGTGGGTGTTTTCGACGAATATGTCACCGAAAACAAGATGACCTCTAGCTACCGGACTCGTTAGAGCATTGCCTATAACTGATCTGTGCCAGTTTTTACCTAAGGGTGCTTTGTATTTAGAGTTGTTCAATTTTATAGTTATTTCTCTTAAACTAGTACCTTTTTTCGCTTCTTCTACTGCAAATCGTAATACTTTTTTATATTCATTAGGCACAAATTTATCGTTTACTCTGTCGTAATAGAAAGGAGGGACAGTTTTAGCTAACCCTTTTCTAGCTGATGCGCGTCGACCCATTGCAGTACGCTCTTGAATTGTAGTACGCTCCCACTCTGCCATAGCACCTACTAATGTTACGAACAAACGTCCCATAGCAGAAGTTGTGTCATATACTTCTGTTGCGCTCCTAAACAACACGTTTTTATTCTCAAACAATTCTAGTATCTCTAGTAAGTCTTTAACACTTCGAGTTAATCGATCTAGTTTATAGACTAAAACCAAATCAAAATTATCTATTTCATTCAACATTTCTTGTAAAGCGGGTCTGTCTTTTTTAGCTCCGGAGTATCCAGCGTCAGTATATACTTTATGAATTTTCCAGTCGTTTATGTCGCTGTAAGCTCTTAATTTTCTTTCTTGTTCTTCGATAGAGTGTCCTTTTTCTTTTTGTTCAAGTGTACTCACTCTAGTATAAATTGCTACTTTCATGTGCTCCCTCCTCAAAATTGGCAAAAAATAATAAGGGTAGGCGGGCTACCCGTGAAAATTGTATAAAAAAAGAGAGAGCGCAGATGCACCCTCTCATGTCGCAAATATTTCAGCGACTTGTCTAATTTGAAGCTTGCCGCAAATATTTCAGCGGCTTGTTTTGTATATATGTAATATACCATCAAAGAGAGTGTAGTTCAAGCGATTTAACTAAGAAATCTAATTTTTATACTATTTTCAATTTTATCTACTGTTTCTTTTGAATATGATATTTCTCCGGCAGGGTCATACCTATTAATTTTCGATATTCTATCCTTGCTGATTGTAGTGATATTTAAAACGTTAGCATAGGTCTTTTTATACTTGAATCGCTCATATCTTTTGCGAACCTTCGAATATTTTTTGAAGTCGTCATTCAGCGATTTGTTTTCATCAAGTAATTTTTGATCGTATGGGTTTTCTGCTTTTGACACCTTTTCAAGATTGTTCATGATTTTTTTAGCTAAATCCTTACCCGTTACGTCCATTTTTTCCAATACTAAAGGTAACAAATCTTCTTCGATATGCACATTGAATTTACTTCTGGAAGATGTAAGTGGAACTACCGTTAATATTGGATTTTTATTTGAATCGTGATTATTAAGTACCATACAAAAATGGTTTCCAGAAAACTCTCTGCCAACATTAACACCTAACTTTACATAAATTATAGTGCCTTTTTTATATCTGGTGTAACTTTTGTTTTCTTTTAACAATCTAACTTCATCCAATAAAAACTCTGAATATTCAAGACACCATGAATTCATATATTTAAATTTGTAAATCTCGCTATTTTGAATCTTTTTAAAATTATTAACTGCTGTTTCTAAAGGTGCGTTCTCTTCCATCCCTCATCCTCCTCGCGCCACATAGGCGCTGTTAATCAATATGATGCAATTTAAAAACTCTCAACGGCTCAAATGTAATCGAATACTCGCCATAGTGAGTTCCAATACCATATATCTTTTTATATTGTTCTATCGCTTCTAATATGTATTCTTCGCTTAATTGTAGATACTCAGACAACTCATACAAGTTGCGTACGCCATAATTATAAGCTTCTACAATTTCGCGTAGCGGTACAGCTGAGATAAAGCCGTGTCTACGTGCGTAATTTTCGAACTTGCGATTGTTGAAATTCGAGTAATCGGCTATATCACCGTATGTAAGTTTATTATGCGCTAATTCTTCGAAGAGAATTCCTGCTTTTTCTCTATCTGATAAACCACGCTTTATTAAAATTAAATCTCCTAACCATACCCCGTCTAAATTATCTGGAAGTACATCAGCCTCTCTTATTTCAATATAATCATGTTGTATTAAAGTTTCTTCATATAATCCCATCTGATACATCCTTTACTTACGTTTACTTCTTATATAATCTGCATAATCTAAAACTCTTTGCCACTCGTCATCAGTTAATTCTCCTTCTAAATGAGCTGCACGATGTTGTACTTCGTTTTCTGTTTGTCTATTTTTTAATAGTAAATATTCTGGGGTAACTTTCAATGCATTGGCAATCTCAGCTATATCCTCCATAGGTATTTTTCTGCTACCGTTTTCATATCGGGATAAGGTAGATTTATTGACACCTATCTTAGTTGCAAAATCAGTTAAATTCACATTATTCTCTTTTCGTAGTTGTTTGATTAATTTACCTATTTCCGCTGAAGTTCTCATTTCAAATTTACCTCCGTTTTATTTATAACAGTATAATAACACTTTTCCATATAGGAAACAACTAGCATTTTAAAAGAATAAAAAATATTTTTCGAGATTTTTGTTGACAATTAGGAAACTTAGGTTTAGTATTGAGTTAACTTCAAAAAACGGAGGTGAGCAAATGTATGAGTTCAACGTCAAAAGAATGAAAGCTGAACGCATTGCTAAAGGCATTTCGATTTCTGATATGGCAAAAAAATTAGGAATGACACCAGGAACTTATTCAAAAAAAGAAAACGGGCATATTAGAATTAATGTTGACGATTTAGCAAAAGTAATTGAAGTACTAGAATTGCCACAAGATAAGTGCGGTATTTTTTTTACTTATAGAGTTTCCAAAATGTCAACAGAACAAAAACAAACATCTTAAAAGGAGGACACTATGGAACAAATAACGTTAACCAAAGAAGAGTTGAAAGAAATTATAGCGAAAGAAGTTAGAGAGGCTATAAATGGCAAGAAACCAATCAGCTCAAGTTCAATTTTCAACAAAGTAAGAATTAGCCATAAGGATTTTGATGAAATTAATAAAAAGTTTGCTTATACAGAACATTTAAGAGGTGCTGACAATCTTGGTTTAGGACATCCGTTATCTTTAAAGAAATATCAACACGGAATAGGATGTTATGAAAATTACAAAGCATACGCTAGTGAAATTCATGACCACATTAGAAAACTTACATTATCAGCTTTTGGTGTAACGCTTAATTCTGATTTGAAAGAGAGTGAATACGATGAAGCTAGCAGAATGTATGACATGTTAAAGAACTTCTATTTATATCGTTACCAAAAACGAATTGAAACCTTGTCAATCGATGATTTCGAATAAAGGAGGAACAACAAATGTTACAAAAATTTAGAATCGCTAAAGAAAAAAGTAAATTAAAACTTAATTTACTAAAACATGCAAACAGTAATTTAGAAACAAGAAACAACCCTGAACTGTTGCGAGCAGTTGCAGAGTTGCTTAAAGAGATTAATCGATAAATTCTATGAATTCGATTTTAGCTGAAGCGATAGCTACTATTTTGTCTCCAACAAAAGTATATGAGCCATTAGTGAACAAGGAACTTTTAATTTTTTCTTTTGATATTTCAACAGTTCCGCGATGACCTGACTTTATCACTTTTTCTAAATTATCGATTTCAACAAATTTATCGTTAGAAAGATATAAACAAGCTTTCATACTTATCACCTCCTTAGGTTGATAACAACATTATACACGAAAGGAGCATAAACATTATGCAAGCATTACAAACATTTTGTTTCCAATAAAAAAACACACACCTTGTCGTAGAAGGTATGTGTTACGGAAATTTTGTTTGGTTCTAATCACTACGACTAACAGCACAATTTTTGCTGGTATCGTCCCCAGCCCTGTATGGTGCTTAGGTTTTCCATCAAAGTCTAGCGTCCTAAAAGTTACTACCTTCTAGTACGCATACCTTGTTAACGTCTCAGTTGACTGTGGAACACAACAAACGATGTTCTAATTTAGACTTACTAACCTATAAAACCACAGGATGATTTAAAACCTCGCATAAGCAAGGAAATCACCTCCCAGTGTAGTGGGGTTGGATTAATTATATAACGAAATATCGTTATAGACAATAAGGAGTGGTAAGATGCTGAACTTAAAAGAATTGAGAGAAGAAAAGGGGATAACGCGCTATCAACTAGCGAAGCTAACAGAATTACAAAATTCGACAATTCAATCTATCGAAACAGAAGTTAAAAATCCCGGCTTCCTCACAGTAAAAAAAATATGCGATGCACTACAAGTTGATATCGCTAATGTAAAGGAGAAATAAAATGCAAGCATTACAAACAAAATCGAACATCGGCGAAATGTTCAATATACAAGAAAAAGAAAATGGAGAAATCGCAATCAGCGGTCGAGAACTTCATCAAGCATTAGAAGTTAAGACTCCATACAAAAAATGGTTTGAAAGAATGAGTGATTACGGATTTGAAGAAAATATCGATTATGTAGTTACGGACATTTTTGTCCATAACCCACTAGGAGGTCGTCAGAATCAAACTGACCACGCACTCACACTAGACACTGCAAAAGAAATCGCAATGATTCAACGTAGTGAACCTGGCAAACGTGCAAGGCAATACTTCATCCAAGTTGAAAAAGCATGGAACAGTCCAGAAATGATTATGCAACGTGCTTTAAAAATTGCTAACAACACAATCAATCAATTAGAAACAAAGATTGAACGTGATAAACCAAAAATTGTATTTGCAGATGCAGTAGCTACTACTAAGACATCAATTTTAGTTGGAGAGTTAGCAAAGATCATTAAACAAAACGGTATAAACATCGGGCAACGCAGATTGTTTGAGTGGTTACGTCAAAACGGATTCCTTATTAAACGCAAGGGTGTGGATTATAACATGCCTACACAGTATTCAATGGAACGTGAGTTATTCGAAATTAAAGAAACATCAATCACACATTCGGACGGTCACACATCAATTAGTAAGACGCCAAAAGTAACAGGCAAAGGACAACAATACTTTGTTAATAAGTTTTTAGGAGAAAAATAAAAATCTTAATAGGAGGAATTATCAATGAACACACTATACAAAACAACCCTCCTCATCACAATGGCAGTTGTGACGTGGAAGGTTGTAAAGATTGAGAAAAACACAAGATTTAAACTTAGAAATTTTGATTATCCAAAAATTAATAATGCTCAGAGCAAATCATTGTTGGATATTGCTAGTCACGATCTAAAAGATATTTAACTGTATTCAAAATTTTCATATCTTGTTGAGCTTTTAAGCTTTCGTATAAAGCTATTGAATAAATAATTTCGTAAGATACGTTTTCAGGAGCATCTTCTTTCAACTTATTTATTCTATCTCTAAAAAAGTCACTGTCACCACCGAATTCTTTTTCGGCTTGATTACTAAGTTCACCAAAGAAATTTTGAAAATCATTAAATTCCATACTTATCACCTCCTTTCACTAGGAGATAACTAAAATATACACGAAAGGAATGGTAGAAGTGCCACCACACATTCAACAAATGTTATACGAAATCCAGTTAAAAGCTGGTATACCTCAAAAATTAATGGAAATGCAAGGTTTGATAAACGATGAAACAACCAAAGAGGAGAAAAAAGAAAATGAGTAACATTTATAAAAGCTACCTAGTAGCAGTACTATGCTTCACAGTCTTAGCAATTGTGCTTATGCCATTGCTGTACTTCACTACAGCATGGTCAATCGCGGGATTCGCAAGTATAGCGACATTCATATTTTATAAGGAATACTTTTATGGAGAATAAAAAAACTGCTACTTGCGCCAACAAGTAACAGTGACAAACGATTAACAAAATTAATTCGTGTTCAATATAAAACGAAAAAAGGAGGAAGTCAAGATGTATTACGAAATAGGCGAAATCATACGCAAAAATATTCATGTTAACGGATTCGATTTTAAGCTATTCATTTTAAAAGGTCATATGGGCATATCAATACAAGTTAAAGATATGAACAATGTACCAATTAAACATGCTTATGTCGTAGATGAGAATGACTTAGATATGGCATCAGACTTATTCAACCAAGCGATAGATGAATGGATTGAAGAGAACACAGACGAACAGGACAGACTAATTAACTTAGTCATGAAATGGTAGGAGGCATGAAAAGTGAATGAATTACAAGAGAGAGAATTAGAAACATTTGAACAAGACGACCGATTCAAAGTAACAGACTTAGACAGTGCTAACTGGGTCTTTAAGAAACTAGATGCAATCACAACTAAAGAGAATGAAATCAACGAGTTAGCAAATAAAGAAATTGAACGCATAAACGAATGGAAAGATAAAGAAGTAGAAAAATTACAGAGTGGCAAAGAATATTTACAAAGCCTTGTAATTGAATATTTCAGAATACAAAAAGAACAAGATAGCAAATTCAAGTTGAATACACCTTACGGAAAAGTGACAGCCAGAAAAGGTTCAAAAGTCATTCAAGTTAGCAATGAGCAAGAAGTTATTAAACAACTTGAGCAACGAGGTTTTGACAACTATGTAAAGGTAACTAAAAAACTTAGCCAATCAGACATTAAGAAAGATTTCAATGTAACTGAAAACGGCACTTTAATTGACGCAAACGGCGAAGTTTTAGAGGGTGCTAGCATTGTTGAGAAACCAACATCATACACGGTAAAGGTGGGAGAATAGATGACTGAACAACTTAATTTATACCAAAAAATAGCGGATGTTAAAGCGAATATTGCGGGCTTCACAAAAGATACTAAGGGATATAACTTTTCGTATGTTTCAGGATCTCAAATATTACACAGAATAAGAGAAAAGATGATTGAACATAATTTATTGCTAGTCCCCAATACGTCAAATGAAAATTGGACAACACATACTTTTAAAAACAAAAAAGGTCAAGAAGTGACAGAATTCATAGTTGAAATGGATTTGAATTATACATGGATTAATGCTGATAAACCAGAAGAACAGTATGAAGTTAGTTATCATGCTTACGGTCAACAAAATGATATTTCACAAGCACATGGAACAGCGTTAACTTATGCTGAACGCTATTTCTTAATGAAGTTCTTTAACATCCCAACCGATGAAGATGACGCAGACGCAAAACAAAAACAAGATAAATATTCAGCAGTAAGTCAAGAACTTAAAGACATGCTAACTAAAGAAGCAAATGATTTTATAGCCATAGCTAAAGAAAGTGGATTTGCTGAAAAACACCAAGAACAAATTAACAAATTAGAAAAAATGAACGTCGAAACACTGAACAAAAACCAAATCAATGTAACCAGACAACAGATAAAAAAATGGCTTGGAGGAATTGAATAATGAATACAGTAAATTTAATTGGGAACCTAGTGGCAGATCCAGAATTAAAAGGTCAAAACAACAACGTAGTTAACTTTGCAATTGCAGTACAGAGATTATTCAAAAATAAACAAACGAACGAATATGAAACAGACTTCATTCGTTGTGTTGCATTTGGTAAGACTGCTGAAATCATCGCTAATAACTTTACTAAAGGTAATAAAATTGGCATTACTGGTTCAATACAAACCGGTAGTTATGAAAATAATCAAGGACAGAAAGTGTTTACTACAGACATCGCAGTCAACAATATAACTTTCGTTGAACGTAAAAACAACGGTCAATCTAGCAACCAACAACAAAACAGACAAACTCAAACTGGTAATAATCCTTTTGATAATACCACTGCGATTACTGATGATGACTTACCGTTCTGATTGGAATGATTAGATGCCAATAATTACTAGTTATATCACTCAAGATGACGGTACAACAACAGTTGTCATCTCGGGTGTTGAATTAGGCAATAAAGAAACATTACTACTTGATAACGGATTTGATGTGGAAGTCGATGTAAGCGTCATAGATCCGTTTCAAATTACCGGCAAGCAACGACGAAAAATATTCGCGCTTGTCAAAGACATAGAAGAATATACAGGTCAACCAATGGACTATATGCGACATATGTTCATCGAGTATGTAAGGACTTACTACGGCTATGATGAACGTATTTCACTAAGTAATTGTACGAGAACACAAGCAAGTCAAATCATTGAAGCAACGCTTGACTGGACGTTCTACAATGACATACCACTTAGCTGCAAAACAAGCGACTTGCTGAAACAAGATAAATCGCTCTTATACTGGTCAACTGTTAACCGCAACTGTGTAATTTGTGGAAAGCCTCACGCAGACCTAGCGCATTATGAAGCAGTCGGCAGAGGAATGAACAGAAACAAAATGAATCACTACAACAAACATGTATTAGCGTTATGTCGCGAACATCATAACCAGCAACATGCGATTGGCGTTAAGTCGTTTGATGATAAATATCACTTGCATGACTCATGGCTAAAAGTTGATGAGAGGCTCAATAAAATGCTGAAAGGAGAGAAAGAGAAATGAACAAAATATTAATACGCTTTGCTATTAACTATATAAAATATCAACAAAAACAATTGCGTGAAAAAGAAGCCCGAATTAAATATCTAGAGGGCTTCTTAAAAGGGAAGGGTTATTGACTGTTTTTGTTTTGCAATTCCATCAATCTTTCAAATTGATCCGGATACTGAACGGCAAGTTCCATCATTCTTACCATAGAATCAGCGGGAATATCAGGGTCTTGTTTGGTCACTGAAGGTAGAAACTCTTTTAATTCGGATAAATCGCTTTTTATATCTAACAAATGTCTATTTAAAACACCGTATTCATTATCGATATTATTATACTTATTGACTGGATTTTCAAAATTGAAATCATTATCTGTAAATGTTTTGATGGTTTCTTTAAGTTGGTCTTTGGCATTTACTACATCCGCGTATAATTCGCTGTAGTAAATTGTACGGTAAGCGCTAACATCAAAAGGGATATTCTCATCTTTGTTAATCATAGTAATTGTTGGTCTCTCTAGAGCGTGTCTGTAACCTAATTCATAAAATACGTTCGGGTTATGCGTACTCAAATCTACAATAACTAATTCAGAATTCGTTAATCCACCAATTATTTCATCAGTGATTTTATTGGTCGATGATATAAGGTCAGATCGTTGGATTTCAAAATCTGATTCTAAAGCAGGTTTTATGATGGATTGTAAAAGAAAATCAGAGTTTCTTCTTACTTTAGAATCATCAGTACCTATAGGGCAAGCAATGAAACATTTTTTCAAGTTATTCACTCCTAATCATATTTTTATTAATTATAACAGAAAGGAGATAAAAAATGGCAACATTTAGAACGATAAAAGAAAGTGGCGATTTTGTAACTGTGCATAAATCTTTTGTGTTCGATAGTAATTTAAGTGCTAAAGCTAAAGGGATATTATTGTATTTCCTGAGTCGTCCTGACAATTGGCAAATATACACGTCAGAAGTAGTTAAACATACGAATGATGGACAAAAATCAATCAATAGTGGCGTTCAAGAACTTATGGATAATAAATATGTTCACAGAATACAAAAAAGAGCTGAAAACGGTGTGTTTAAAGGTTTTGAATACTTAGTTTACGAAAAACCAACCGAAATGCCATTTTCGGAAAACGGATTATCGGCAAACGGGTTTTCGGAAAACGGAAAAACGGAAAACCGAAAAGGGCGTACTACTAATAATAATAGTACTAATAATGATTTAACTAATAATAACAATACTAATAATGAAGGAAGTATATTGTCGGGCAACCCGACGGTGTCTTCCATTCCCTATAAAGAAATTATCGAATACTTAAATAAAAAAGCAGGAAAGCATTTTAAACATAATACAGCTAAAACAAAAGATTTTATTAAAGCAAGATGGAATCAAGATTTTAGGTTGGAGGATTTTAAAAAGGTGATTGATATCAAAACAGCTGAATGGTTAAACACGGATAGCGATAAATACCTTAGACCAGAAACACTTTTTGGCAATAAATTTGAGGGGTACCTCAATCAAAAAATACAACCAACTGGCACGGATCAATTAGAACGCATGAAGTACGACGAAAGTTATTGGGACTAGGAGGAAGTTATGAAACCATTATTTGACGAAAAAATAAACAAAAGTTTAAAAAATATCAACCAATCGAAGTAATACTAAGACAGAATTGCGATAAATGCGGGCATCAATATGACTTATATAAGTTTGAAAATGGATATGAATACAAAGACGGTTGCGAATGTGAAATTCAAAGATTGGCTTATGAAGAATACAAAAGGAATAAACAAAAGAAACTTGATTATATTTTCAATCAATCAAATGTTAATCCGTCTCTAAGAGATGCAACAGTTAACAACTATAAGCCACAAAATGAAAAACAAGTACACGCTAAACAAACAGCAATAGAGTACGTACAAGGCTTCTCTACAAAAGAACCAAAATCATTAATATTGCAAGGTTCATACGGAACTGGTAAAAGCCACCTAGCATACGCTATCGCAAAAGCAGTTAAAGCTAAAGGGCATACAGTTGCTTTTATGCATATACCAATGTTGATGGATCGTATCAAAGCGACATACAACAAAAATGCAGTAGAGACTACAGACGAACTAGTCAAATTACTTAGTGAGATTGATTTACTTGTACTAGATGATATGGGTGTAGAAAACACAGAACACACTATAAACAAACTTTTCAGCATTGTTGATAACAGAGTAGGTAAAAACAACATCTTTACAACTAACTTTAGTGATAAAGAACTAAATCAAAATATGAACTGGCAACGTATAAATTCGAGAATGAAAAAAAGAGCAAGAAAAGTAAGAGTAATCGGAGACGATTTCAGGGAGCGAGATGCGTGGTAATCACAAAACAAAATATAAAAGAAATATTACATTGTAGAGATGTATATGCTCAAAAGATGATTGATTTTGCAAACGGAGACCAAGAGAAACTTAAAAAACTTATTGATGATAAGTTGAAAGAAAAAGAAGAAAGACCCGCAATCGTCGAATATTAAGGAGTGTTAAAAATGCCGAAAGAAAAATATTACTTATACCGAGAAGATGGCACGGAAGATATCAAAGTCATCAAGTATAAAGACAACGTAAATGAAGTTTATTCGCTCACAGGAGCCTATTTCAGCGACGAAAAGAAAATTATGACTGATAGTGACCTAAAACGATTCAAAGGCGCTCACGGGCTTCTATATGAGCAAGAGCTAGGTTTACAAGCAACGATATTTGATATTTAGAGGTGGACGATGAGTAAATACAACGCTAAGAAAGTTGAGTACAAAGGAATTGTATTTGATAGCAAAGTAGAGTGTGAATATTACCAATATTTAGAAAGTAATATGAATGGCACTAACTATGATCGTATCGAAATACAACCGAAATTCGAACTACAACCTAAATTTGGGAAACAAAGACCGATTACGTATATAGCTGATTTCTCTTTGTGGAAGGAAGGGAAACTGGTTGAAGTTGTAGACGTTAAAGGTAAGGCGACTGAAGTTGCCAACATCAAAGCGAAGATATTCAGATATCAGTATAGAGATGTGAATTTAACGTGGATATGTAAAGCGCCTAAATACACAGGTCAAGAATGGATGGTATATGAGGACTTAGTGAAAGTCAGACGTAAAAGAAAAAGAAAAATGAAGTGATTTAATGCAACAACAAGCATATATAAATGCAACGATTGATATAAGAATACCTACAGAAGTTGAATATCATCATTTCGATGATGTGGATAAAGAAAAAGAAGTGTTGGCAGATTACTTATATAACAATCCAGACGAAATACTAGAGTATGACAATTTAAAAATTAGAAATGTAAATGTAGAGGTGGAATAAATGGGCAGTGTTGTAATCATTAATAATAAACCATATAAATTTAACAATTTTGAAAAAAGAAATAATGGCAAAGCGTGGGATAAATGCTGGAATTGTTTCTAAACGTGTAAGAGGTTGTTGGGAGTTTTCAGAAGCTTTAGACGCGCCTTATGGCATGCACCTAAAAGAATATAGAGAAATGAAACAAATGGAAAAGATTAAACAAGCGAGACTCGAACGTGAATTGGAAAGAGAGCGAAAGAAAGAGGCTGAGCTACGTAAGAAGAAGCCACATTTGTTTAATGTACCTCAAAAACATTCACGTGATCCGTACTGGTTCGATGTCACTTATAACCAAATGTTCAAGAAATGGAGTGAAGCATAATGAGCATAATCAGTAACAGAAAAGTAGATATGAATGAAACACAAGACAATGTTAAACAACCTGCGCATTACACATACGGCGACATTGAAATTATAGATTTCATCGAACAAGTTACGGCACAGTATCCACCACAATTAGCATTCGCAATAGGTAATGCAATCAAATACTTGTCTAGAGCACCGTTAAAGAATGGTCATGAGGATTTAGCAAAGGCGAAGTTTTACGTCGATAGAGTATTTGACTTGTGGGAGTGATGACCATGACAGATAGCGGACGTAAAGAATACTTAAAACATTTTTTCGGCTCTAAGAGATATCTGTATCAGGATAACGAGCGAGTGGCTCATATCCATGTAGTAAACGGCACTTATTACTTTCATGGGCATATCGTACCAGGTTGGCAAGGCGTGAAAAAGACATTTGATACAGCGGAAGAGCTCGAAATATATATAAAGCAACATGGTTTGGAATATGAGGAACAGAAGCAACTAACTTTATTTTAAGGAGATGTAAAAATGAAAATCAAAGTAAAAAAAGAAATGAGACTAGATGAATTAATTAAGTGGGCGCGAGAAAATCCGGATCTATCACAAGGAAAAATATTTTTTTCAACAGGATTTAGTGATGGATTCGTTCGTTTTCATCCAAATACAAATAAGTGTTCGACGTCAAGTTTTATTCCAATTGATATCCCCTTCATAGTTGATATTGAAAAAGAAGTAACGGAAGAGACTAAGTTTGATAGGTTGTTAGAGGTATATGAGATTCAAGAAGGAGTCTATAAATCCTTATTACACAAAGGTATCAGTTTGAACGAACGTTTTGAAGACGACAATTTTTTTCCTACTAAAGCATACTATATCTTAAACGACGACCTAACTATGACGTTAATCTGGAAAGATGGGGAGTTGCTAGTATGATGTTGAAATTTAAAGCTTGGGATAAAGATAAAAAAGTTATGAGTATTATTGACGAAATCGATTTTAATAGTGGGTACATTTTGATTTCAACAGGTTATAAAAGTTTCAATGAAGTAAAACTATTACAATACACAGGATTTAAAGATGTGCACGGTGTGGAGATTTATGAAGGGGATATTGTTCAAGATTGTTATTCGAGAGAAGTAAGTTTTATCGAGTTTAAAGAAGGAGCCTTTTATATAACTTTTAGCAATGTAACTGAATTACTAAGTGAAAATGACGATATTATTGAAATTGTTGGAAATATTTTTGAAAATGAGATGCTATTGGAGGTTATGAGATGACGTTCACCTTATCAGATGAACAATATAAAAATCTTTGTACTAACTCTAACAAGTTATTAGATAAACTTCACAAAGCATTAAAAGATCGTGAAGAGTACAAGAAGCAACGAGATGAGCTTATTGGGGATATAGCGAAGTTACGAGATTGTAACAAAGAACTGGAGAAGAAAGCAAGCGCATGGGATAGGTATTGCAAGAGCGTTGAAAAAGATTTAATAAACGAATTCGGTAACGATGATGAAAGAGTTAAATTCGGAATGGAATTAAACAATAAAATTTTTATGGAGGATGACACAAATGGATAACCGCGAACAAATCGAACAATCAGTTATAAGTGCTAGTGCGTATAACGGCAATGACACAGAGGGATTGTTAAAAGAGATTGAGGACGTGTATAAGAGAGCACAAGCGTTTGATGAAATACTTGAGGGAATGACAAATGCTATTCAACATTCAGTTAAAGAAGGTATTGAACTTGATGAAGCAGTAGGGATTATGGCAGGTCAAGTTGTCTATAAATATGAGGAGGAGCAGGAAAATGAGTATTAGTGTAGGAGATAAAGTATATAACCATGAAACAAACGAAAGTCTAGAGATTGTGCAATTGGTCGGAGATATTAGAGATACACATTATAAACTGTCTGATGATTCAATTATTAGCATTATAGATTTTATTACTAAACCAATTTATCTAATTAAGGGGGACGAGTAAATGCTTGAAATCATCGACCAACGTGATGCATTGCTAGAAGAAAAGCATTTAAACGACGACTGGTGGTACGAGTTAGATTATTGGTTGAATAAACGCAAGTCAGAAAATGAACAGATTGATATTGATAGAGTGCTTAAATTTATTGAGGAATTAAAACGATAGGAGATAACGAATAAATGAATAATTTAACAGTAGATCAATTAAAAGAACTTTTACAAATACAAAAGAAGTTCGACGATAGAATACCGACTAGAAATTTAAATGACACAGTAGCTAGTATGATTATTGAATTTGCGGAGTGGGTTAACACACTTGAGTTTTTTAAAAATTGGAAGAAACAACCAGGTAAGCCATTAGATACACAATTAGATGAGATTGCTGATTACTTAGCTTTCAGTTTGCAATTAACTTTGACTATTGTTGATGAAGAAGATTTGGAAGAAACTACTGAGGTTATGGTTGATTTGATTGAAAATGAAGTTACTTTACCTAAACTACATTCAGTTTATTTTGTTCATGTAATGCATACACTAACAGAACAATTTGTAAAAGGTATTGATAATAGTATTGTACAAGTTTTAATAATGCCTTTTTTGTACGCCAATACTTACTATACAATCGACCAACTCATTGACGCATACAAAAAGAAAATGAAAAGGAACCACGAAAGACAAGATGGAACAGCAGACGCAGGAAAAGGATACGTGTAAAGACATCTTAGATCGAGTCAAGGAGGTTTTGGGGAAGTGACACAATACTTAGTCACAACATTCAAAGATTCAACAGGACGTAAACATACACACATAACTAAAGCTAAGAGTAATCAAAGGTTTACAGTTGTTGAGGCAGAGAGTAAAGAAGAAGCTGAGCGCAAATACGAGGCACAAGTTAAGATAAGGAGAGATGGAGATGCCAAAGAAAACGGTAACGATTGATGTAGATGAAAACTTATTAGTAGTAGCTAGTAATGAAATATCAGAACTATTATATGAATATGACAGTGAGTTAATGTCAGCTGATGAAGATGGCGATAATAGAGATATCGAAGAAAAAAGAGACGCATTAAAACAAGCTATACAAATTATCGATAAATTAACATGGGGTGTTTAGTGGTGGTTAAAGAAATTTTGAGACTATTATTCTTACTAGCGATGTATGAGCTAGGTAAGTATGTAACTGAGCAAGTATATATTATGATGACGGCTAATGATGATGTAGAGGCGCCGAGTGACTTCGCAAAGTTGAGCGATCAGTGTGATTTGATGAGGGCGGAGGTGTCAGAGTAGATGATGTGGTTAGTCATAGCAATTATATTACTAGTCATCTTATTGTTTGGCGTGATGTTGCAAGCTGAACAGTTAAAAGGCGATTTGAAAGTTAAAGAGCGAGAGATAGAAATATTAAGAAGTAGATTGAGACACTTTGAAGATTAACGGGGGTTAAACAAATGAGTTTGAGAAAATCAACGCAAAGATATTTAGAAAGTGAATTAAGCAATTACAATTACTTCGATAAAGATATAGCGCGTGTAAGAGATGAAGTTTTAAACCCGTGGAGTCAACAAGATACTAATATCGGTGGAGATAGGGTGCAAAGCAATGTAAGTGTAACTGAAATAAAAGCTATTAGAGTTGTTAATGATAGAAGATTATCGCAATTGGCCAGAATGAAATCGGCTATAGAGGTTGTATATAATCATAGCACTACAGAAACTCAAAAACTTATGGAACTTTATTATTTTAAAAAGCCTAGAACATTAAATTTAACTGGTGTAGCTCAAGAAATAAATGTAAGTAAATCTACCGCTTATGATATGAGGAAAGATATATTAGTTAGGTTAGCTGATGAATTAGGTATAATACATTAAGTTTGGAAAAAGTCTGGAAAAATAACGTCACTTTCGGTGTTAATATGATAGCGTAAGATATTGACTATCTTACTGCGTTTCCCTTATCGCAATTAGGAATAAAGGATCTATGTGGGTTGGCTGATTATAGCCAATCCCTTTTTTAATTTAAAAAAAGCGTATAGCGCGAGAGTTGGTGGTAAATGAAATGAACGAAAAACAAAAGAGATTCGCAGATGAATATATAATGAATGGATGTAATGGTAAAAAAGCAGCAATTTCAGCAGGTTATAGTAAGAAAACAGCAGAGTCTTTAGCAAGTCGATTGTTAAGAAATGTTAATGTTTCGGAATATATTAAAGAACGATTAGAACAGATACAAGAAGAGCGTTTAATGAGTATTACAGAAGCTTTAGCGTTATCTGCTTCTATTGCTAGAGGAGAACCTCAAGAGGCTTACAGTAAGAAATATGACCATTTAAACGATGAAGTAGAAAAAGAGGTTACTTACACAATCACGCCAACATTTGAAGAGCGTCAGAGATCTATTGACCATATACTAAAAGTTCATGGTGCGTATATCGACAAAAAAGAAATTACTCAGAAGAATATTGAGATTAATATTGGTGAGTACGATGACGAAAGTTAAATTAAACTTTAACAAACCATCTAATGTTTTCAATAGAAACATATTCGAAATACTAACCAATTACGATAACTTCACTGAAGTACATTACGGTGGAGGTTCGAGCGGTAAGTCTCACGGTGTTATACAAAAAGTTGTACTTAAAGCATTGCAAGACTGGAAATATCCTAGGCGTATACTATGGCTTAGAAAAGTCCAATCAACAATTAAAGATAGTTTATTCGAAGATGTCAAAGATTGTTTGATAAACTTCGGTATTTGGGACATGTGCCTTTGGAATAAGACTGATAACAAAGTTGAATTGCCAAACGGCGCAGTTTTTTTGTTTAAAGGATTAGATAACCCAGAGAAAATAAAGTCGATAAAAGGCATATCAGACATAGTCATGGAAGAAGCGTCTGAATTCACACTAAATGATTACACGCAATTAACGTTGCGTTTGAGGGAGCGTAAACACGTGAATAAACAAATATTTTTGATGTTTAACCCAGTATCTAAACTGAATTGGGTTTATAAGTATTTTTTTGAACATGGTGAACCAATGGAAAATGTCATGATTAGACAATCTAGTTATCGAGATAATAAGTTTCTTGATGAAATGACACGACAAAACTTAGAGTTGTTAGCAAATCGTAATCCAGCATATTACAAAATTTATGCGTTAGGTGAATTTGCTACACTAGACAAATTAGTTTTCCCTAAGTATGAAAAACGTTTAATAAATAAAGATGAGTTAAGACATTTACCTTCTTATTTTGGATTGGACTTTGGCTACGTTAATGATCCTAGTGCTTTTATACATTCTAAAATAGATGTAAAGAAAAAGAAATTATACATCATTGAAGAGTATGTTAAACAAGGTATGCTGAATGATGAAATAGCTAATGTCATAAAGCAACTTGGTTATGCTAAAGAAGAAATTACAGCAGATAGTGCAGAACAAAAAAGTATAGCTGAATTAAGGAATCTAGGGCTGAAAAGGATTTTACCAACCAAAAAAGGGAAGGGCTCGGTTGTACAAGGGTTACAATTCTTAATGCAATTTGAAATCATTGTTGATGAACGTTGTTTCAAGACTATTGAAGAGTTTGACAACTACACATGGCAAAAGGACAAAGATACAGGTGAATATACCAATGAACCAGTAGATACATACAATCATTGTATCGATTCGTTGCGTTATTCAGTGGAACGATTCTACAGACCGGTTAGAAAACGCACAAATGTCAGTTCGAAAGTTGACACAATAAAATCTCTAGGATTATAGGAGGGAACAAATGTTAAAAGTAAACGAATTTGAAACAGATACAGATCTACGGGGAAACATAAATTACTTATTTAATGATGAAGCCAATGTTGTTTACACATATGACGGGACGGAATCCGATTTATTAAAAAACGTTAATGAAGTAAGTAAATACATTGAACATCACATGGATTACCAACGACCTAGATTGAAAGTGTTAAGTGATTATTACGAAGGTAAAACTAAGAACTTAGTTGAGTTAACACGACGCAAAGAAGAGTACATGGCAGATAACCGTGTAGCGCATGATTACGCATCTTATATTAGCGATTTTATCAACGGCTATTTCTTGGGTAATCCAATTCAATATCAAGATGATGACAAAGATGTATTAGAAGCTATTGAGGCGTTCAATGATTTAAATGATGTTGAGTCACACAATAGATCTTTAGGATTAGATTTGTCAATTTATGGCAAAGCTTATGAGTTAATGATTAGAAACCAAGATGATGAAACGCGTTTATACAAGAGTGATGCAATGAGTACTTTTGTCATATACGACAATACAATTGAACGTAATAGTATCGCAGGCGTTAGATATTTAAGAACTAAACCAATAGACAAGACTGACGAAGATGAAGTGTTTACAGTTGATTTATTTACTTCTCACGGTGTTTATAGATATCTTACCAGTAGAACAAATGGATTGAAGCTCACACCACGTGAAAACGGTTTTGAATCACACTCTTTCGAACGTATGCCTATTACAGAATTTAGCAACAACGAAAGAAGAAAAGGAGATTATGAGAAAGTAATCACTTTGATTGATTTGTATGATAATGCAGAATCAGATACTGCTAACTATATGAGTGATTTAAACGACGCTATGTTATTGATTAAAGGTAACTTATCATTAGATCCAGATGAAGTAAAAAAACAAAAAGAAGCTAACGTGTTATTTTTAGAGCCAACCGTTTATGAGAATAGGGATACAGGTATCGAAACAGAAGGTTCAGTTGACGGCGGTTATATTTATAAGCAATACGATGTACAAGGTACCGAAGCTTATAAAGACCGTTTGAACAGTGATATACACATGTTTACCAACACGCCTAACATGAAAGATGATAACTTTAGTGGCACTCAATCGGGCGAGGCAATGAAATATAAATTGTTCGGATTAGAACAACGTACTAAAACTAAAGAAGGATTGTTTACTAAAGGGTTAAGACGTCGTGCTAAGTTGTTAGAGACAATACTTAAAAATACACGGTCGATTGACGCTAACAAAGATTTCAATACTGTTAGATACGTATACAACAGAAACTTACCTAAATCATTAATCGAAGAATTAAAAGCTTATATTGATTCTGGCGGGAAGATTAGTCAAACAACTTTAATGTCTCTATTCTCGTTCTTCCAAGACCCTGAATTGGAAGTCAAGAAAATAGAAGAAGATGAGAAAGAATCTATTAAAAAAGCTCAAAAAGGTATTTATAAAGACCCTAGAGACATCAATGATGACGAACAAGATGATGATACAAAAGATACTGTTGATAAAAAGGAATGATTGTAATTGCCTAACAAAAACACTCAAGAATATTGGGAAGAACGCGGACGCAAAGCAATCGAGAATGAGTTGAAGCGTGATAAAACTAAAGCTGAAGAAATAGAACGTATATTGAATATGATGATTAAGCGCATTGAAAAAGAAATCAATGCGTTTATTGTTAAGTACGGAGATTTTGCAGGCGTTACATTACAAGAAGCACAAAAGATTATTGATGAGTTCGATGTAAAAGCGTTTCAAGAAGAAGCAAAAAGATTGGTCGAAAACAAGGACTTTAGCGATAGAGCAAATGAAGAATTAAAGAAGTATAACACTAAGATGTATGTATCTAGAGAACAGATGTTAAAGATTCAAATAGAATTCTTAATTGCTTATGCAACAGCTCAAACAGAATTATCGATGAGGGAATATTTCGAATCAACAGCTTATCGTGTGTTCAGTGATCAAGCGGGTATTTTAGGTGAAGGTGTACAAGTAGCTAAAGAAGTTATAGATACAATCGTTGATACACAATTTCATGGTGTCGTTTGGTCAGAGCGATTATGGACTAATACTGAAGCGATGAAACAAGAAGTAGAAGAAATAATTGCTAATGTGGTTATTAGAGGTCGACATCCTAATGAATATGTTAAAGATATGCGCAAGCACCTAAACAAATTCGAAGGCACAGCAAGACAAAAGACTGCAGCAATTAAATCATTGCTTTATACGGAATCGGCACGTGTTCACGCACAATCAAGTATTGACAGCATGAAAGAAATTTCACCGGAAGGATATTATATGTATATTGCAAAAATTGATAGTAGAACAACTAAAGTATGCAAGGGGCTTAATGGAGAAATATTCAAAGTTAAAGACGCTAAAATTGGTGTTAATTTCTACCCTATGCATATCAATTGTCGTTCAGATTGTGCATTACTACCTAAATCTATGTGGCCGAAAAAACCAAACAAGAAACGAAAAACAAAATACTTCGGAGGAAAAGTGAAAAGCGATGATTGATTTAAAAGTAAAAGTTTTTAAAGGCAAGTTAGCATTGTATGATAGTAAATTAAGTGTTTGGAGGATATTGGTATGAGCAATACTGACAAATACTTTAGAGACATAGCAAGAGAGTTAAAAGGTATACGTAAAGAGTTACAAAAGCGAAACGAAACAGTTATTATTGATGCAAACTTAGACAGCGTAAGGTCGGCAGTATTAGCCAATAAAGAAAAACCGAAATATAACGAACCACTCTTTTAATAGCTAGCACTTAATTGTGTTGGCTATTTTTTATGTCCAAAACGTGCTGATGACATAAAAAGCACGCATGGAAAAACAGTCGACAGACTATAAATGGAGGTATATCTCATGGAAGAAAATAAACTTAAGTTTAATTTGCAATTTTTTGCAGACCAATCAGATGATCCGGACGAACCAGGCGGAGATGGTAAAAAAGGAAATCCTGATAAGAAAGAATATGACGAAGGTACTGAAATAACTTTCACGCCAGAGCAACAAAAGAAAGTTGATGAAATACTTGAACGTCGTGTAGCCCACGAAAAGAAAAAAGCTGATGAGTATGCAAAAGAAAAAGCAGAAGAAGCCGCTAAAGAAGCTGCTAAATTAGCGAAAATGAACAAGGATCAAAAAGATGAATATGAACGCAAACAATTGGAAAAAGAGCTGGAGCAATTACGCTCAGAAAAACAATTAAATGAAATGCGTTCAGAAGCAAGGAAAATGTTAAGCGAAGCAGAAGTTGATTCATCAGACGAGGTTGTTAATTTAGTTGTAACAGATACTGCTGAACAAACTAAATTGAATGTTGAAGCTTTTTCTAATGCAGTAAAAAAAGCGGTTAATGAAGCGGTTAAGGTTAACGCTAGACAATCGCCATTGACTGGTGGAGATTCATTTAATCACTCATCTAAAAACAAACCACAAAACTTAGCTGAAATAGCTAGACAAAAAAGAATTATTAAAAATTAACGGAGGCATTTAAATGGAACAAACACAAAAATTAAAATTAAATTTGCAACATTTTGCGAGTAACAATGTTAAACCGCAAGTATTTAACCCTGATAATGTAATGATGCACGAAAAGAAAGATGGCACGTTGATGAATGAATTCACAACGCCCATCTTACAAGAGGTTATGGAAAACTCTAAAATTATGCAATTAGGTAAGTACGAACCAATGGAAGGTACTGAGAAGAAGTTTACTTTTTGGGCTGATAAACCAGGTGCTTACTGGGTAGGTGAAGGTCAAAAAATTGAAACGTCTAAGGCTACTTGGGTTAATGCTACAATGAGAGCGTTTAAATTAGGGGTTATCTTACCTGTAACAAAAGAATTCTTGAATTACACTTATTCACAATTCTTTGAAGAGATGAAACCTATGATTGCTGAAGCTTTCTATAAAAAGTTTGATGAAGCGGGTATTTTGAATCAAGGTAACAATCCATTCGGTAAATCAATTGCGCAATCAATTGAAAAAACTAATAAGGTTATTAAAGGTGACTTCACACAAGATAACATTATTGATTTAGAGGCATTACTTGAAGATGACGAATTAGAAGCAAATGCGTTTATTTCAAAAACACAAAACAGAAGCTTGTTACGTAAAATTGTAGATCCTGAAACTAAGGAACGTATTTATGACCGTAACAGTGATACGTTAGATGGTCTACCTGTGGTTAACCTTAAATCAAGCAATTTAAAACGCGGTGAATTAATTACTGGTGACTTTGATAAGTTGATTTACGGTATCCCTCAATTAATTGAATACAAAATCGATGAAACTGCACAATTATCTACAGTTAAAAACGAAGATGGCACACCTGTAAACTTATTCGAACAAGACATGGTGGCATTGCGTGCAACTATGCATGTAGCGTTACACATCGCTGACGATAAAGCATTCGCTAAATTAGTGCCTGCTGACAAAAAAACAGATTCAGTACCAGGAGAAGTTTAATAAATAATTAGGAGTGGTAACATGCCCGAAATCATTGGAATTGTTAAAGTAGATTTTACAGATTTAGAAGATAACAGACATGTCTATATGAAAGGGCATGTCTACCCTCGCAAAGGTTATGATCCTACAGATGAACGTATCAAAGCTTTAGCTAGTGTTGAAAATAAACGCAACGAACAAATGATTTACATTGTAAATGACAAATTAACCAAAAAAGAACTTGTCGAAATAGCAAGTGTTGCTGGCTTACAAGTTGATGAAAAACAAACAAAAGCTGAAATTATAAATGCTTTTGAGTCACTAGAGTAGGTGGTTATATGACTACGCTAGCTGATGTAAAAAAACGTATTGGTCTTAAAGATGAAAAGCAAGATGAACAATTAGAAGAAATCATAAAAAGTTGTGAAAGCCAGTTGTTATCAATGTTACCTATTGAAGTTGAACAAATACCGGAAAGGTTTAGTTACATGATTAAAGAAGTTGCAGTTAAACGCTACAACAGGATTGGTGCTGAAGGTATGACATCAGAAGCGGTTGACGGACGTAGCAATGCGTATGAATTGAACGATTTCAAGGAGTATGAAGCTATTATTGATAATTACTTTAATGCTAGAACGAGAACTAAAAAAGGAAGGGCTGTGTTCTTTTGAGATATGAAGATAGAGTTATTTTTCAATTAGAACAAGTAGCAACTTACAATCCTAAAACTAGCAAAAAAGAAAACACACTAATCACTTATGATGCGATACCATGCAATATTAATCCTATTTCTAGAGCAAGAAAGCAACTTGAATTTGGTGATGTAAAAAACGATGTAAGTGTTCTGAGGATAAAAGAATCAATATCTTACCCTGTTAGCCACGTGTTGGTTAATGGCATTCGCTACAAGATAGTTAATACAAGGATATACAGACACGAAACGTCATATTATATCGAAGAGGTCAATTGATGAATATAGATGGATTAGACGCACTGTTAAACCAATTTCACGATATGAAAACCAACATTGATGATGATGTAGATGATATTTTACAGGAAAACGCCAAAGAATATGTAGTACGAGCTAAATTGAAAGCTAGAGAAGTAATGAATAAGGGTTATTGGACTGGTAATTTATCACGCAATATCAGATATAAAAAAACTGGCGATTTGCAATACACTATCACATCGCATGCAGCTTATAGTGGTTTCTTAGAGTTTGGTACTCGATACATGGAGGCAGAACCTTTTATGTGGCCAGTATATGAGGTAATAAGAAAATCGACTGTAGAAGAGTTGAAAGCGTTGTTTGAATAGGAGATAAAAGCATGACACCAAACTTACAACTTTATAATAATGCGTTTGAAACGCTACAAGGATATGGATTCCCTGTTATTTCTCGTAAAGAGATGCAACAAGAGGTTCCGTATCCTTTTTTTGTAATAAAAATGCCGGAGTCAAACAGAAGTAAATACACGTTTGATAGTTATTCTGGTGACACGAATTTAGTTATTGATATTTGGAGTGTAAGTGATGATTTAGGACATCATGACGGACTTGTTAAAAGATGTATTGATGATTTAACACCTAGCGTTAAAACAAACGATTATGACTTTGAAGAAGATGATACTAACATCACACAGTTAGTTGATGATACTACCAATCAAGAATTGCTACACACATCAGTAACGATATCTTACAAAACATTTTAAAAAACGGAGGAATATTGAATGGCAAATATGAAAAATAGTAATGATCGTATTATTTTATTTAGAAAAGCTGGCGAAAAAGTAGATGCTACTAAAATGCTTTTTTTAACTGAATACGGCTTATCACATGAAGCTGATACAGATACAGAGGATACAATGGACGGTTCTTATAACACTGGTGGTTCTGTTGAGTCAACAATGTCTGGTACTGCTAAAATGTTTTATGGTGACGATTTTGCAGATGAAATTGAAGATGCAGTTGTAGATCGCGTATTGTATGAGGCTTGGGAAGTTGAAAGTAGAATACCAGGCAAAAATGGAGATGCTACTAAATTTAAAGCGAAATATTTCCAAGGTTTCCACAATAAATTTGAATTAAAAGCAGAAGCTAACGGTATTGATGAATATGAATATGAATATGGAGTGAATGGTCGTTTCCAACGTGGATTTGCAACACTACCTGAGGCTGTAACAAAGAAACTTAAGGCGACTGGATACAGATTCCATGACACTACAAAAGCAGATGCGTTAACTGGCGAAGATTTAACAGCAATTCCACAACCTAAGGTAGATTCATCATCGGTTACACCAGGAGAGGTATAAAAATAGGGCTTAACGCCCTTTTTATTTTTGTTTAAATTAATCATGAATGGAGATTTTAAATTATGAATGTAGAAATTAATGGAAAGTCATTAGAGTTAAGTTTTGGTTTTAAATTTTTAAGAGAAATCGATAACCGATTAGGTTTAAAAGTTGAACAAGCTTCTATCGGTCAAGGTGTATCAATGTTGCCTGTAGGTTTAGAAAGTGGAAATCCTGTTGTGATTGGCGAAGTTTTAATTGCAGCTACATCTCACTTAAAAAAACAAGCAATTACTATTAATAACATTGATGAAGCGCTAGATGAAATCGCAGAAAATATCGGACTAGAAGAATTCGGTTCAGATATTTTAACGGAGTTGGGAAAGCGACCTATGACCCGAAACCTAGTCGAAGTAGTGGAAACGGAAGAGAAACCAGCGGAAGCCTAATAACTTACGACAGAATCGTTATAACTTGTATGTCAACACTTGGTATTACAGATTTGAACGTTATTGAGCAAATGACATTAACAGAATATAACTATCGAATGTATGCGAAAGAGTATGAAATGCTAACCCAAGAATTCGAACGTTACAAACTTGCGTTTGCTATTCGTGATGCTGCAGCTACTAAAAATGTTGGGACAGAAAATAAACCTAAAGAGGAATATGTTTTTAACAACGCAAACGACGTATTGCCTTATGAAGAAAATATCCAACGGCTTAACGAAGGTAAAGATATAAGATTTAGTAGCGAACGTGATGAATACGAACCACAAAATAATGAATTCTTTAAAGTTATAGCAGAATTTAACAAGCAATAGAAAGAGAGGTGTTAATGTGACGGAATATAAAATTAAAGCGACTATTGAAGCTAGTGTAGCCAAATTCAAAAGGCAAATCGATAGTGCGGTTAAGTCTGTGCAAAGATTTAAACGAGTAGCAGATCAAACTAAAGATGTCGAATTAAATGCTGATGATAAAAAATTACAAAAAACTATCAAAGTTGCTAAAAAGTCTTTAGATGCCTTTAGTAACAAAAAAGTAAAAGCTAAATTAGATGCTAGTATACAAGACTTGCAACAAAAGGTACTAGAATCGAATTTTGAACTAGACAAACTAAACTCTAAAGAAGTTACTCCAGAGATTAAATTACAAAAACAAAAATTGACTAAAGATATCGCTGAAGCAGAAGCTAAGTTATCCGAACTAGAAAAGAAGCGTGTCAATATTGACATCAATGCTGATAACAGTAAATTCAATCGAGTGTTAAAAGTATCTAAAGCTAGTCTTGAAGCTTTAAATAGGTCTAAAGCCAAAGCTATTTTAGATGTAGACAACAGTGTTGCTAATTCTAAAATCAAACGTACTAAAGAAGAGCTTAAAAGTATTCCAAATAAAACTAGATCTCGACTTGATGTAGATACAAGGCTTTCTATACCAACTATTTATGCGTTTAAAAAATCATTAGACGCATTGCCAAACAAAAAAACAACAAAGGTAGATGTCGATACTAATGGTTTAAAGAAAGCTTATGCCTACATAATAAAAGCAAACGACAATTTCCAAAGACAGATGGGGAATTTAGCTAATATGTTCCGTGTGTTCGGTACTGTAGGTTCTAATATGGTTGGTGGATTACTAACTTCATCTTTTAGCATTTTAATACCTGTAATAGCGAGCGTAGTACCTGTAGTGTTTGCACTATTAAACGCTATCAAAGTGTTAACTGGTGGTGTACTTGCTTTAGGTGGTGCTGTAGCAATAGCTGGTGCTGGCTTTGTAGCATTTGGCGCAATGGCTATCAGCGCTATAAAGATGCTTAATGATGGCACTTTACAAGCTAGCTCAGCAACAAACGAATACAAAAAAGCTTTAGATGGCGTAAAGTCAGCATGGACTGATATTATAAAGCAAAATCAATCCGCTATCTTCACAACTCTTGCAAATGGTTTAAATACTGTTAAAACTGCAATGCAGAGCTTACAACCATTTTTTAGTGGTATTTCAAGAGGAATGGAAGAAGCGTCTCAAAGCGTGCTTAAATGGGCTGAAAATAGCAGTGTAGCTTCAAGATTCTTTAATATGATGAATACAACGGGTGTTTCGGTATTTAACAAGCTATTAAGTGCTGCAGGCGGTTTTGGTGACGGATTAGTCAATGTATTCACGCAATTAGCACCACTGTTTCAATGGTCGGCTGATTGGTTAGACAGATTAGGTCAATCGTTCTCTAATTGGGCTAATAGTGCAGCTGGAGAAAATTCGATAACTCGTTTTATTGAATACACAAAAACAAATTTACCTATCATTGGCAATATTTTTAAAAATGTTTTTGCTGGAATTAACAATTTGATGAATGCATTTAGTGGGTCATCAACTGGAATCTTCCAGTCTCTCGAACAGATGACGGCTAAGTTTAGAGAATGGTCTGAACAAGTCGGGCAATCTCAAGGTTTTAAAGATTTTGTCAGCTATATACAAACTAATGGACCACTAATAATGCAATTAATTGGGAACATTGCAAGAGGATTAGTTGCATTCGCAACAGCGATGGCTCCTATAGCTAGTGCAGTATTACGCGTTGCAGTTGCAATAACTGGTTGGATAGCTAACTTGTTTGAGGCGCATCCAGCTACAGCACAATTAGTTGGTGTCATTATAACTTTAGTTGGTGCATTTAGATTTTTAATTGCTCCAATATTAGCGGTAATGGACTTTTTAGGACCATTAGCAGCAAGATTGGTTGCATTAGTAACTAAGTTTGGTTGGGCTAAAACAGGAACTTTAGTATTAAGTAAGGCAATGACATCGTTAAAAGGTCCAATAAAATTAGTTACAGCTATATTCCAATTGTTATTCGGTAAGATTGGATTAATTAGAAATGCTATCACAGGACTAGTAACTGTGTTTGGTATTTTAGGCGGTCCAATAACAATAGTAATTGGTGTAATTGCTGCATTAATAGCTATATTCGTTTTATTGTGGAATAAAAATGAAGGATTCAGAAACTTTATTATAAATGCTTGGAATGCGATAAAAACGTTTATGGTTAATGTTTGGAATGTATTAAAAGCTGTAGCTTCGGTTGTATGGAATGCTATTTTAACAGCTATCACTACAGCAGTATCGAATGTTTACAATTTTATAATGATTGTTTGGAATCAAATAGTCGCTTATTTACAAGGGCTATGGAATGGAATTATCGCTATTGCAACAACAGTATGGAACCTTTTAGTTACAATCATCACAACTGTTTTCACGACGATAATGACAATAGTTATGACGATATGGACAGCTATTTGGACATTCTTAAGTACAATCTGGAACACGATAATTACAATCGCTACTACGATTTGGAATTTGTTAGTCACTGTAATAACTACAGTATTTACCACAATTATGACTATCGCAATGACAATTTGGAACGCTATTTGGACGTTCTTACAAACGTTGTGGAACACTATAGTTACTGTGGCAACTAAGGTTTGGAACGCTATCACTACAACTATATCTACTGCGTTACAAGCGGCATGGAGTTTTATTTCTAATATATGGAATACGATTTGGAGTTTCTTATCTGGTATATTAACGACAATTTGGAATAAAGTTGTAAGCATATTCACACAAGTTGTATCAACTATATCAGACAAAATGTCTCAAGCTTGGAACTTCATCGTGACTAAAGGTATGCAATGGGTATCTACTATAACAAGTACGCTAATTAACTTTGTTAATAGAGTTATTCAAGGATTCGTTAATGTTGTAAACAAAGTTAGTCAAGGTATGACAAATGCAGTAAATAAAGTTAAAAGCTTTGTGGATGACTTTGTATCAGCAGGTGCTGATATGATCCGTGGTTTGATGAGAGGTATTGGTAATATGGCTAGAGACTTAGCTGAAAAAGCAGCTAGTGTAGCAAAAGGTGCTTTAAATGCAGCCAAAAGAGCGCTAGGTATTCACTCACCTTCACGTGAATTCATGGATGTTGGTATGTATTCAATGTTAGGTTTCGTTAAAGGTATAGATAATCATTCAAGTAAAGTTATCCGTAATGTTTCTAATGTTGCAGATAAAGTAGTTGATGCATTTCAACCTACATTAAACGCACCTGACATTTCTAGTATTACAGGAAACTTAAGTAATTTAGGTGGAAATATAAATGCGCAAGTACAACACACACATTCTATTGAAACATCACCGAACATGAAAACTGTTAAAGTTGAATTCGATGTCAATAACGATGCGCTTACTAGTATTGTTAACGGCAGAAATGCTAAACGCAATTCTGAGTATTACTTATAAAGGAGGTTACAAATGGACATAGAATTAACAAAAAAAGATGGTACTGTAATCAAATTAAATGAATACGGGTTTATCGTTAACGATATAGTAATTGATAGCATGCAAATCAACACAAAGTATCAAGACAAAGAAAATATGAACGGTCGTATATTAATGGGGAGCAATTATATCAGTAGAGATATAGTTGTTCCTTGTTTTTGTAAAGTTAAAAATCGTTCAGACATTGCTTATATGCGAGATATGTTGTATTCGTTAACGACAGACATAGAACCTATGTATTTGCGAGAAATCAGAAGAAAAGAAGAGTTGAATTACAGGTTTACTCAACCAACTTCTGATGATTACGTGAAATTAGATAAAAACAACTTCCCGGATTACGAATATTCAAGACACGATCAACAAATTTATGTAAATGGTAAACGGTATAAAGTTGTTTTTAACGGAGTTATAAACCCTAAACAAAAAGGTAATAAAGTTTCTTTTGAACTAAAATTCGAAACTACAGAATTACCATACGGTGAAAGTATTGGAACAAGCCTAGAGTTAGAAGAAAACAAAAAGGTTGGATTGTGGTCGTTTGATTTTAATATTGATTGGCATGCAGGCGGAGACAAAAGAAAGTATACATTTGAAAATTTGAGCAAAGGTACAGTTTACTATCACGGTAGTGCTCCTAACGACCAATTCAACATGTATAAAAAGATAACAATTATTTTAGGCGAAGATACAGAATCGTTTGTATGGAATTTAACGCATGCTGAAATAATGAAAATCGAAGGGATCAAACTAAAAGCTGGAGACAGAATTGTTTATGATAGCTTCCGAGTTTATAAAAACGGTGTCGAAATAAGCACTGAAACTAACATAGCCCAACCAAAATTTAAATACGGAGCTAATAAATTTGAGTTTAATCAAACAGTTCAAAAAGTTCAGTTTGATTTGAAATTTTATTATAAGTAGGTGTCAGAATGACAATAATTGTAAGACCACCTAAAGGTAATGGCGCACCTGTACCAGTAGAAACAACTTTAGTAAAAAAAGTTAACGCTGACGGTGTATTAACTTTTGATATTCTAGAAAACAAATATACTTATGAAGTTATTAACGCTATAGGGAAAAGATGGATTGTTAGTCATGTCGAAGGTGAAAACGACAAGAAAGAATATGTAATAACTGTCATTGATAGGAAATCAGAAGGCGACAGACAACTGGTTGAATGTACTGCTAGAGAGATTCCTATAGACAAGTTAATGATTGATAGGATTTATGTTAATGTAACAGGATCTTTTACAGTAGAAAGATATTTTAACATTGTGTTTCAAGGTACTGGAATGCTTTTTGAAGTCGAAGGTAAGGTTAAGTCTTCGAAGTTTGAAAATGGTGGTGAAGGCGATACAAGGTTAGAAATGTTTAAAAAGGGATTAGAACATTTCGGTTTAGAATATAAAATAACGTATGACAAAAAGAAAGACAGATATAAGTTTGTATTGACGCCTTTTGCAAATCAAAAAGCGTCTTATTTTATTTCTGACGAAGTCAACGCCAACGCTATAAAACTCGAGGAAGATGCAAGTGATTTCGCCACCTTCATTAGAGGATATGGTAATTATTCAGGAGAAGAAACATTCGAACACGCTGGGCTCGTAATGGAAGCTAGAAGTGCATTAGCTGAAATATACGGCGACATCCACGCAGAACCATTTAAAGATGGTAAAGTGACTGACCAAGAAACTATGGATAAAGAATTACAATCGAGATTGAAAAAGTCGTTAAAACAATCTTTGTCTTTGGACTTTTTGGTGTTAAGAGAATCATATCCAGAAGCAGACCCACAACCCGGAGACATAGTACAAATAAAATCTACCAAACTAGGTTTGAATGATTTAGTCCGTATAGTACAAGTTAAAACGATTAGGGGTATAAACAATGTAATTGTTAAGCAAGATGTAACGCTTGGTGAGTTTAATCGAGAACAACGATATATGAAAAAAGTTAATACTGCAGCTAACTATGTTTCTGGATTAAATGATGTTAACCTTTCTAATCCTAGTAAAGCGGCAGAAAACTTGAAGTCTAAAGTAGCGTCAATAGCTAAATCAACACTCGATTTGATGAGTAGAACTGATTTGATTGAAGATAAACAACAGAAAGTGAGTTCTAAGACTGTAACTACATCAGATGGCACTATCGTTCACGATTTTATAGATAAATCAAACATTAAAGATGTAAAAACGATTGGAACGATTGGCGATTCTGTAGCTAGAGGATCACATGCGAAAACTAATTTCACAGAAATGTTAGGCAAGAAGTTAAAAGCTAAAACGACCAACCTTGCAAGAGGTGGCGCAACAATGGCAACAGTTCCAATAGGTAAAGAAGCGGTAGAAAACAGCATTTATAGACAAGCAGAGCAAATAAGAGGAGACCTAATCATATTACAAGGTACAGATGATGACTGGTTACATGGTTATTGGGCAGGCGTACCGATAGGCACTGATAAAACGGATACTAAAACGTTTTATGGTGCCTTTTGTTCTGCAATTGAAGTTATTCGGAAAAATAATCCAACTTCAAAAATACTTGTAATGACAGCTACTAGACAATGTCCTATGAGTGGCACAACGATACGTCGTAAAGATACTGATAAAAACAAATTAGGGTTAACGTTAGAGGATTATGTCAACGCTCAGATATTGGCTTGTAGTGAATTGGATGTACCAGTATATGATGCCTATCATACAGATTATTTTAAGCCATATAATCCAGCGTTCAGAAAATCAAGTATGCCAGACGGATTGCATCCGAACGAGAGGGGTCATGAAGTTATTATGTACGAACTTATTAAAAATTATTACCAGTTTTACGGATAGAAAAGGAGGAAGACATGGATAACAAATTAATTACAGACTTAAGTAGAGTTTTCGATTACAGATATGTAGATGAAAATGAGTATAATTTCAAGCTTATTTCAGACATGCTGACTGATTTTAATTTCTCTCTTGAATACCATAGAAATAAAGAGGTATTTGCACATAATGGAGAGCAAATAAAGTATGAGCATTTAAATGTCACAAGTAGCGTCTCTGATTTTTTAACGTATCTAAACGGCCGTTTCAGCAATATGGTACTAGGTCATAACGGCGACGGTATCAACGAAGTAAAAGACGCGCGTGTTGATAATACTGGTTATGATCATAAGACATTGCAAGATCGTTTGTATCATGATTATTCAACACTAGATGCTTTCACTAAAAAGGTTGAGAAAGCTGTAGATGAAAACTATAAAGAATATCGAGCTACAGAATACCGATTCGAACCAAAAGAGCAAGAACCGGAATTCATCACAGATTTATCGCCATATACTAACGCAGTAATGCAATCATTTTGGGTAGACCCTAGAACGAAAATTATTTATATGACGCAAGCTCGTCCAGGTAATCATTACATGTTATCTAGATTGAAGCCCAACGGACAATTTATTGATAGATTGCTTGTTAAAAACGGCGGTCACGGTACACACAATGCGTATAGATACATTGATGGAGAATTATGGATTTATTCAGCTGTATTGGACAGTAACAAAAACAACAAGTTTGTACGTTTCCAATATAGAACTGGAGAAATAACTTATGGTAATGAAATGCAAGATGTCATGCCGAATATATTTAACGACAGATATACGTCAGCGATTTATAATCCGGTAGAAAATTTAATGATTTTTAGACGTGAATATAAACCCACTGAAAGACAACTTAAGAATTCGTTGAACTTTGTTGAGGTTAGAAGTGCTGACGATATTGATAAAGGTATAGACAAAGTATTGTATCAAATGGATATACCTATGGAATACACTTCAGATACACAACCTATGCAAGGTATCACTTATGATGCAGGTATCTTATATTGGTATACAGGTGATTCGAATACAGCCAACCCTAACTACTTACAAGGTTTCGATATAAAAACAAAAGAATTGTTATTTAAACGACGTATCGATATTGGCGGTGTGAATAATAACTTTAAAGGAGACTTCCAAGAAGCTGAGGGTCTAGATATGTATTACGATCTAGAAACAGGACGCAAAGCGCTTTTAATAGGGGTAACTATTGGACCTGGTAACAACAGACATCACTCAATTTATTCCATCGGCCAAAGAGGTGTTAACCAATTCTTAAAAAACATTGCACCTCAAGTATCGATGACTGATTCAGGCGGACGTGTTAAACCGTTACCAATACAGAACCCAGCATATCTAAGTGATATTACGGAAGTTGGTCATTACTATATCTATACGCAAGACACACAAAATGCGTTAGATTTCCCGTTACCGAAAGCGTTTAGAGATGCAGGTTGGTTCTTTGATGTACTGCCTGGACACTATAATGGTGCTCTAAGACAAGTACTTACCAGAAACAGCACAGGTAGAAATATGCTTAAATTCGAACGTGTCATTGACATTTTCAATAAGAAAAACAACGGAGCATGGAATTTCTGTCCGCAAAACGCCGGTTATTGGGAACATATCCCTAAGAGTATTACAAAATTATCAGATTTAAAAATCGTTGGTTTAGATTTCTATATCACTACTGAAGAATCAAAACGATTTACTGATTTTCCTAAAGACTTTAAAGGTATTGCAGGTTGGATATTAGAAGTAAAATCGAATACACCAGGTAACACAACACAAGTATTAAGACGTAATAACTTCCCGTCTGCACATCAATTTTTAGTTAGAAACTTTGGTACTGGTGGCGTTGGTAAATGGAGTTTATTCGAAGGAAAGGTGGTTGAATAATGGTAGTAGATAATTTTTCGAAAGATGATAACTTAATCGAGTTACAAACAACATCACAATATAATCCGGTTATTGACACAAACATCAGTTTCTATGAATCAGATAGAGGAACTGGTGTTTTAAATTTTGCAGTAACTAAGAATAACAGACCGTTATCTATAAGTTCTGAACATGTTAAAACATCTATCGTGTTAAAAACCGATGATTATAACGTAGATAGAGGCGCTTATATTTCAGACGAATTAACGATAGTAGACGCAATTAATGGGCGTTTGCAGTATGTGATACCGAATGAATTTTTAAAACATTCAGGCAAGGTGCATGCTCAGGCATTCTTTACACAAAACGGGAGTAATAATGTTGTTGTTGAACGTCAATTTAGCTTCAATATTGAAAATGATTTAGTTAGTGGGTTTGATGGTATAACAAAGCTTGTTTATATCAAATCTATTCAAGATACTATCGAAGCTGTCGGTAAAGACTTTAACCAATTAAAGCAAAATATGGCTGATACACAAACGTTAATAGCAAAAGTGAATGATAGTGCGACAAAAGGCATTCAACAAATCGAAATCAAGGAAAACGAAGCTATACAAGCTATTACTGCGACGCAAACTAGTGCAACACAAGCTGTTACAGCTGAATTCGATAAAATAGTTGATAAAGAGCAAGCGATTTTTGAACGTGTTAACGAAGTTGAACAACAAATCAATGGCGCTGACCTTGTTAAAGGTAATTCAACAACAAATTGGCAAAAGTCTAAACTTACAGATGATTACGGTAAAGCAATTGAATCGTATGAGCAGTCCATAGATAGCGTTTTAAGCGCAGTTAACACATCTAGGATTATTCATATTACTAATGCAACAGATGCGCCAGAAAAGACGGATATAGGCACGTTAGAGAAGCCTGGACAAGATGGTGTTGATGACGGTTCTTCGTTCGATGAATCAACTTATACATCAAGCAAATCTGGTGTGTTAGTTGTTTATGTTGTTGATAATAATACTGCTCGTGCAACATGGTACCCAGACGATTCAAACGATGAGTACACAAAATACAAAATCTACGGCACATGGTACCCGTTTTATAAAAAGAATGATGGAAACTTAACTAAGCAATTTGTTGAAGAAACGTCTAACAACGCTTTAAATCAAGCTAAGCAGTATGTAGATGATAAATTCGGAACAACGAGCTGGCAACAACATAAGATGACAGAGGCGAATGGTCAATCAATTCAAGTTAACTTAAATAATGCGCAAGGCGATTTGGGATATTTAACTGCTGGTAATTACTATGCAACAAGAGTGCCGGATTTACCAGGTAGCGTTGAAAGTTATGAGGGTTATTTATCGGTATTCGTTAAAGATGATACAAACAAGCTATTTAACTTCACACCTTATAACTCTAAAAAGATTTACACACGATCAATCACAAACGGCAGACTTGAGCAACAGTGGACAGTTCCTAATGAACATAAATCAACGGTATTGTTCGACGGTGGCGCAAATGGTGTAGGTACAACAATCAATCTAACTGAACCGTACACAAACTATTCTATTTTGTTGGTAAGTGGAACTTATCCAGGTGGCGTTATTGAGGGATTCGGACTAACCGCATTACCTAACGCGATTCAATTGAGTAAAGCGAATGTAGTTGACTCAGACGGCAACGGTGGCGGTATTTATGAGTGCTTACTATCCAAAACAAGTAGCACTACTTTAAGAATAGATAACGATGTGTACTTTGATTTAGGTAAAACATCAGGTTCTGGAGCGAATGCCAACAAAGTTACTATAACTAAAATTATGGGGTGGAAATAATGAAAATCACAGTAAACGATAAAAACGAAGTTATCGGATTCGTTAATACTGGCGGTTTACGTAATAGTTTAGATGTAGACGATAACAATGTGCCTATCAAATTCAAAGAAGAGTTCGAACCTAGAAAGTTTGTTTTCACTAACGGCGAAATTAAATACAATAGCAATTTCGAAAAAGAAGACGTACCGAATGCATCAAACCAACAAAGTGCGTCAGATTTAAGTGATGAGGAACTTCGCGGAATGGTTGCGAGTATGCAAATGCAGATGACGCAAGTGAACATGTTGACAATGCAATTGACGCAACAAAACGCTATGTTAACACAACAGTTGACCGAACTGAAAACTAACAAAACAAATACTGAGGGGGACGTTTAAATGATGAAGATGATTTATCCAACTTTTAAAGACATTAAAACTTTTTATGTGTGGGGTTGCTATAAAAATGAGCAAATTAAGTGGTACGTAGACATGGGTGTAATCGACAAAGAAGAATATGCATTGATCACTGGTGAAAAATATCCAGAGGCAAAAGATGAAAAGTCACAGGTGTAATGCTTGAGGCTTTTTAATTTAACACAAAGTAGGTGGCGTAATGTTTGGATTTACCAAACGGCACGAACATGAATGGCGAATTAGAAGATTAGAAGAGAATGATAAAACAATGCTTAGCACTCTCAATGAGATTAAATTAGGTCAAAAAACTCAAGAGCAAGTTAACATTAAATTAGATAAAACTTTAGATGCTATCCAGAGGGAAAGACAGATAGACGAAAAAAATAAGAAAGAAAACGACAAAAATATACGCGATATGAAAATGTGGATTCTCGGTTTGATAGGGACTATCTTCAGTACGATTGTCATAGCTTTACTAAGAACTATTTTTGGTATTTAAAGGAGGTGATTACCATGCTTAAAGGGATTTTAGGATATAGCTTCTGGGCGTGCTTCTGGTTTGGTAAATGTAAATAACAGTTAAGAGTCAGTGCTTCGGCACTGGCTTTTTATTTTGATTGAAATGAGGTGCATACATGGGATTACCTAATCCAAAGACTCGAAAACCTACAGCTAGTGAAGTAGTAGAGTGGGCGTTGTATATTGCTAAAAAGAAAATAGCTATTGATGTACCCGGTTCTGGAATGGGGGCGCAATGTTGGGACTTGCCTAATTACTTGCTTGATAAATATTGGGGGTTTAGAACATGGGGAAATGCTAAGGATATGGCTAATTACAGATATCCTAAGGGTTTCCGATTCTATCGTTATTCATCTGGATTTGTACCGGAACCTGGAGACATCGCAGTTTGGCACCCTGGCAACGGAATAGGTTCGGACGGACACACCGCAATAGTAGTAGGACCATCTAATAAAAGTTATTTTTATAGCGTTGACCAAAACTGGGTTAATTCTAATAGTTGGACAGGTTCTCCGGGAAGTTTAGTAAGACACCCTTATGTAAGTGTTACAGGCTTTGTGAGACCTCCATATTCAAAAGATACTAGCAAACCTAGTAGTACTGATACAAGTTCAGCATCAAAAGCCAATGACTCAACAATTACTGGCGAAGCGAAGAAACCGCAATTTAAAGAAGTTAAAACAGTAAAATACACTGCTTACAGCAATGTTTTAGATAAAGAAGAGCATTTCATTGATCATATAGTTGTAATGGGTGATGAACGCTTAGATATTCAAGGATTATATATAAAAGAATCAATGCATATGCGTTCTGTAGACGAACTGTATACGCAAAGAAATAAGTTTATAAGCGATTATGAAATACCGCATTTATATGTCGATAGAGAGGCTACATGGCTTGCTAGACCAACCAATTTTGATGACCCGCGTCACCCTAATTGGCTAGTTATTGAAGTATGTGGTGGTCGAACAGATAGTAAGCGTCAATTCTTAATGAACCAAATACAAGCTTTAATACGGGGTGTATGGTTGTTGTCAGGAACAGATAAAGAATTATCTGAAACAACGTTAAAGGTAGACCCTAATATTTGGCGTAGTATGAAAGATTTAATTAATTACGACTTGATTAAGCAAGGTATACCGGATGACGCAAAGTATGAGCAAGTCAAAAAGAAAATGCTTGAGACGTACATCAAACGAGATATATTAAAACGAGAAAATATTAAAGAAGTAACTACAAAAACAACAATAAGAAATAGTGATAAAACATCGGTTGACAGTGCGTCAACAAGAGGACCCACTGCATCAGACGAAAAACCAAGCATCGTTACTGAAAAAAGTCCGTTCACGTTCCAGCAAGCACTGGATAGACAAATGTCTAGGGGTAACCCGAAAAAATCTCATACATGGGGCTGGGCTAATGCAACACGAGCACAAACGAGCTCAGCAATGAATGTTAAGCGAATATGGGAAAGTAACACACAATGCTATCAAATGCTTAATTTAGGCAAGTATCAAGGCGTTTCAGTTAGTGCGCTTAATAAGATACTCAAAGGGAAAGGAACGCTAGACGGACAAGGCAAAGCATTTGCAGAAGCCTGTAAGAAAAACAACATTAACGAAATCTATTTGATCGCGCACGCTTTCTTAGAAAGTGGATACGGAACAAGTAACTTCGCTAACGGAAAAGATGGAGTATACAACTACTTCGGCATTGGCGCTTACGACAACAATCCTAACTACGCAATGACGTTTGCAAGGAATAAAGGTTGGACATCTCCAGCAAAAGCAATCATGGGCGGTGCTAGCTTCGTAAGAAAGGATTACATCAACAAAGGGCAGAATACACTGTACAGAATCAGATGGAATCCTAAGAATCCAGCTACGCACCAATACGCTACTGCTATAGAGTGGTGCCAACATCAAGCTAGTACAATCGCTAAGCTATATAAACAAATCGGCTTAAAAGGTATCTACTTTATAAGAGATAAATATAAATAAAGAGGTGTGTAAATGTACAAAATAAAAGATGTTGAAACGAGAATAAAAAATGATGGTGTTGACTTAGGTGACATTGGCTGTCGATTTTACACTGAAGATGAAAATACAGCATCTATAAGAATAGGTATCAATGACAAACAAGGTCGTATCGATCTAAAAGCACATGGCTTAACACCTAGATTACATTTATTTATGGAAGATGGCTCTATATTCAAAAATGAGCCCCTTATTATCGACGATGTTGTAAAAGGGTTCCTTACCTACAAGATACCTAAAAAGGTTATCAAACACGCTGGTTATGTTCGTTGTAAGCTGTTTTTAGAGAAAGAAGAAGAAAAAATACATGTCGCGAACTTTTCTTTCAATATCGTTGATAGTGGCATTGAATCTGCTGTAGCAAAAGAAATCGATGTTAAATTGGTAGATGATGCTATTACGAGAATTTTAAAAGATAACGCGACAGATTTATTGAGCAAAGACTTTAAAGAGAAAATAGATAAAGATGTCATTTCTTACATCGAAAAGAATGAAAGTAGATTTAAAGGTGCGAAAGGTGATAAAGGCGAACCGGGACAACCTGGTGCGAAAGGTGATACAGGTAAAAAGGGAGAACAAGGCACACCCGGTAAAAACGGTACTGTAGTATCAATCAATCCTGACACTAAAATGTGGCAAATTGATGGTAAAGATACAGATATCAAAGCAGAACCTGAGTTATTGGACAAAATCAATATCGCAAATGTTGAAGGGTTAGAAAATAAATTGCAAGAAGTTGAAAAAATCAAAGATACAACTCTCAACGACTCTAAAACGTATACGGATTCAAAAATTGCTGAACTAGTTGATAGCGCGCCTGAATCTATGAATACACTAAGAGAATTAGCAGAAGCAATACAAAACAACTCTATTTCAGAAAGTGTATTGCAACAGATTGGCTCAAAAGTTAGTACAGAAGATTTTGAGAGATTCAAGCAATCATTAAACAGTTTGTATGCAGATAAAAATCATAGTCATACAATCAAACAGATTGAAGGATTAGAAAATGCTTTATCAAAAAAATCAGACATAAATCACAGTCATGATGAACGTTATCTTTTATCATCAAATGCTTTTACAAAAGAGGAAGCAGATAAACTTTATCAACCTATCGGTTCTTCGCAGCCGTCACTGAATATTTGGACAGGCAGTGAAACAGAATATAATTATTTGTATCAAAAAGACCCTAATACACTTTACTTAATTAAGGGGTGATTTTATGGAAGGTAATTTTAAAAATGTAAAGAAGCTTATTTACGAAGATGAAGAATATACAAAAGTATATGCTGGAAATATCCAAGTATGGAAAAAGCCTTCATCTTTTGTAATAAAACCCTTACCTAAAAATAAATATCCGGATAGCATAGAAGATTCAACAGCAAAATGGACAATAAATGGAGTTGAACCTAACAAAAATTATCAGGTGACAATAGAAAATGTACGCAGCGGTATAATGAGGGTTTCGCAAACTAATTTAGGATCAAGTGATTTAGGAATATCAGGAGTCAATAGTGGAGTTGCAAGTAAAAGCATTAACTTTAGTAATCCTTCCGGGATTTTGTATGTCACTATAAGTGATGTTTATTCAGGATCTCCGACTTTGACCATCGAATAATTTTAAACGACTAATTTTTAGTCGTTTTTTATTTTGGGTAAAAGGAGCAAACAAATGGATATTAACTGGAAATTGAGATTTAAAAATAAAGCAGTATTAACAGGTTTAGTTGGTGCATTGTTGCTATTTATCAAGCAAATTACAGACTTATTCGGATTAGATTTATCAACTCAATTAAATCAAGCTAGCGCGATTATAGGTGCTATTCTCACGCTACTCACAGGTATTGGTGTTATTACTGATCCAACGTCAAAAGGCGTCTCAGATTCATCTATAGCACAGACATATCAAGCGCCTAGAGATAGTAGCAAAGAAGAACAACAGGTTACTTGGAAAACATCTCAAGACAGTAATTTAACGCCAGAATTAAGTACAAAAGCACCGAAAGAATATGATACATCACAGCCGTTTACAGACGCCTCTAACGATGTTGGTTTTGACGTGAATGAGTATCATCATGGAGGTGGCGACGATGCAAGCAAAATTAACTAAAAAAGAGTTTATAGAATGGTTGAAAACTTCTGAGGGAAAACAATTCAATGTGGACTTATGGTATGGATTTCAATGCTTTGATTATGCCAATGCTGGTTGGAAAGTTTTGTTTGGATTACTTCTAAAAGGTTTAGGTGCAAAAGATATACCATTTGCAAACAATTTTGATGGACTAGCTACTGTATACCAAAATACACCGGACTTCTTAGCACAACCTGGCGACATGGTGGTATTCGGTAGCAACTACGGTGCTGGATATGGTCACGTTGCATGGGTAATTGAAGCAACTTTAGATTACATCATTGTATATGAGCAGAATTGGCTAGGCGGTGGCTGGACTGACGGAATCGAACAACCCGGCTGGGGTTGGGAAAAAGTTACAAGACGACAACATGCTTATGATTTCCCTATGTGGTTTATCCGTCCGAATTTTAAAAGTGAGACAGCGCCACGATCAGTTCAATCTCCTACACAAGCACCTAAAAAAGAAACAGCTAAGCCACAACCTAAAGCAGTAGAACTTAAAATCATCAAAGATGTGGTTAAAGGTTATGACCTACCTAAGCGTGGTAGTAACCCTAAAGGTATAGTTATACACAACGACGCAGGAAGCAAAGGGGCGACTGCTGAAGCATATCGTAACGGATTAGTAAATGCACCTTTATCAAGATTAGAAGCGGGCATTGCGCATAGTTACGTATCAGGCAACACAGTTTGGCAAGCCTTAGATGAATCACAAGTAGGTTGGCATACCGCTAATCAAATAGGTAATAAATATTATTACGGTATTGAAGTATGTCAATCAATGGGCGCAGATAACGCGACATTCTTAAAAAATGAACAGGCAACTTTCCAAGAATGCGCTAGATTGTTGAAAAAATGGGGATTACCAGCAAACAGAAATACAATCAGATTGCACAATGAATTTACTTCAACATCATGCCCTCATAGAAGTTCGGTTTTACACACTGGTTTTGACCCAGTAACTCGCGGTCTATTGCCAGAAGACAAGCGGTTGCAACTTAAAGACTACTTTATCAAGCAGATTAGGGCGTACATGGATGGTAAAATACCGGTTGCCACTGTCTCTAATGAGTCAAGCGCTTCAAGTAATACAGTTAAACCAGTTGCAAGTGCATGGAAACGTAATAAATATGGTACTTACTACATGGAAGAAAGTGCTAGATTCACAAACGGCAATCAACCAATCACAGTAAGAAAAGTGGGGCCATTCTTATCTTGTCCAGTGGGTTATCAGTTCCAACCTGGTGGATATTGTGATTATACAGAAGTGATGTTACAAGATGGTCATGTTTGGGTAGGATATACATGGGAGGGGCAACGTTATTACTTGCCTATTAGAACATGGAATGGTTCTGCCCCACCTAATCAGATATTAGGTGACTTATGGGGAGAAATCAGTTAG